TTCACTACTGCAATTGCTGTTTCATCCAGATGCTTCTTCTTATTACTGGCTTGCTTGCTTACATCTTCAAAGCCAGCCAAATCAACAGCGATGTAATAAGAACCGTCATCAGGCAAATCATCAGAATCAACATACTTAATCCATTCGTCTTTGAAGAGGTCTGACTGGGCGGCTTCGAAAGAAGCAAGGTATTCCTGTCTAAAACTGAAGGAAGACATCGACTTCTTTGCTGCTTCAATCTCCTTCGGATCAAGTAGCGGATTATCAAACGAGGTAAAGTGAAAAGATGACCAATCCTCGTCTTCGCCTCTTTGAGCCATCTGGTACAATTCATAGAAGTGATTGCGTCCCTTCGGTGTACCAATAAATAATGCCCCACCTTTTACATCACTTAGAGCAGGTCTAAGAATCTGCTCGAATACCTGTGGCTTCATGTCAGCATATTCGTCAATCACGACATACGCTAGACCCACACCACGCATTGTATCTGGACGATCGGAGCCTTTAAGGTAAATCTTCCTATCGTTTACAAGCGTAATAACTGCCGTATTCTCGTGAACAGACTTGATAACCTCGTGGCCAAGCTCTTTAAGAACCGACCACATGATGTCTTTAGCTTGTTGAAATGTTGGAGCAACATAGAAGACATCCTTTTCTGTTGACTTTAATGCTTCAATGATGAGGGTCCAAGCAGCAAGGCGAGACTTTCCAAATCTTCGTCCTGCAGCAACCACTTTAAAACGGTGACTATCATTAAATACCTCTGTCTGCTTAGGATGGAGTTCAACTCTCAGATTCGCCATCTGGAGCCTCCATGTCTATAACCTCATAGTTAACTTCAGTTTCCCTGGCAGCGATCTGTGGCGCACCAGTGGTAACAATCTGTACCTGGATAGCGTTGCTTCTGCCCTGCCCCTGCTTCTCAAAATGGGACACAGGTAATAGCCTATCCATACACATCTTAAGACAAGCAACTTGGTCCTTGTCTGTGTCGTCCATAGCCTTGCGGAGGACAGTCTCAATGACTTTTTCTCCGCTAGTAGACAGAAGACGAGCATAAAATTCTTTTATTCTTGCTGCTTCGCCTGGAGGTCTTCCTACTACGTTTCGTTTTTTCTTGGATTCAACGTCTGCTTTTCGTGGCCTGCCTCTTTTTTTAGGAGGGGACAGGGTAACACCTTGAGATTCTAAGGACACTTTAGTGTTTCTCCTTACTATCTATGTAGTTTTAAATTATTAGTAATTATTATTATGATTTTAGTATTTAGTTCCTACATAGTTTGTTCTTAATACATTTATTATAGCATATTTTTTCTAAAAAGTCAAGTACTTTGTACTATTTAGGAGCTAAAGAGTACAGATTAGTCCTGTCTAAACCTGTAGTGAGCACCTCCTTTTTACTATAAATGCTACTAATTCTTATTCTTAGGCTAAGTTATTGATTTATAAGGACAATTTTATAGTGGTAATTCAGCCCTATTTTGTACTATTTAGGGCTATTTTCCCACTATTTAATCCTATTTTGCCTTCTGTTGTGTCTATGGGGTTCCCCAACGCGGGCACTCTGTTCTGTCCCCCCTCCCCCGTGTTGTATTTTTACCACAAATAACCCTACAGCGCAGTCTGGTATGGGACTTGCTAGGGCAAGAATCGTGCCAATAGGTAGAAACTATTGAGGGCTGGGGAGTGATAGAAAGAGACTATGAAGCACCCTAAAGTGTCTCTAAAAAACAACAGAGGGGGTCACTGTATAAATATACATTAGGGTTTCCCCTAATTGTTTGCTGCAGTGCAAATCATTAATATCGAGTCATGGAATAGATAGTTATCTAATCCATATCCCTAAACTACCAGGAGGCATTATGGATTTTGAGAATCAGGGTAAAGAGCTAGCTAAAATCGAAACCGGCGCAGGCACTAAGGCCGTGGCCATCATCAAAAATTGTCTAATCAGTATCACGGACGATGGACAGATGGAGGAGTTTTTAGATAGTTATCTAAACTACCGGATAAATCAGGGCGAAGACGAAAAAGAAGCCAAGAATTATCGGTCCCGAGTTAAAGCCGTAATCAAGAATTGGAAAGATCACGAGAAACGGACCAAGCTTTACGACTACAGTACTAAGTCGGTCCAATTGCTAGCGAAATATGCAAGGGACCTAAACAAAAAAGAGAAACCCGAATCCGAAGAATCGCCGGACGAATCGGTCAAGACTGAGAATCTGCTAAGTCTTGGGGATATCTCAGCCGAACTCGATAGACTGGCCCAGCATCTCCAACATCACGGGCGATTCGATCTCGCGGAGCGGCTGATGGTGATCGCGAATGAGGCAGTCGAGGAGCAAGTGGAACCCGCAACAATCTAAGGAGGGAGGGAGAAATCCCTCTCCCTTTTTTCACTTGACAATTGGGCAGTGTTGTGTTATAGTTTGGCTGTGGTTAGTAATTTTGTGTTTTGTCAATAGATAGTTATCTAAAAGGAGCTTCAAATGTTAAGACTTTTTCGTGTTTCCCTGCGTTTCAATGGTGTGTTAAAGCATCGTGGCGGTAGATTCCTGACAGTGTATCGCAAGGGAGAGCGTGTTAACGGTAAAGTAATCAAGGTCAATCCCTTGTTTGCTACTGTTCAGCGTGCCCAAGATGGTAAGGTTTTCACTGTCAAAAACTGGTCCATCAAGTTTGTGTGTGCCGATCACCAAGTACACACCACATCTGAGGCACTGTAATGTTATCCAGGACATCCAAACTAGGGTGTTATTCGTGGAGTCTCCAGGCTTTGGACACCTGTCCAGGGTCTAGAGATTCTACGGGTGAGATAGTAGACGCTTGTAAGTTTTGCTATGCTAGGCAGGGTCTATATCATATGCCAGATGTTAAGGCATTACGGGCCTTTAACTTACAAGACTGGACAGAGTTAGACTGGGTGGATCGTATGGTCAAGGCACTCAAGGGCAAGAAATTGTTCAGGTGGTTTGACTCTGGCGATATGTACCACATCAAACTAGCGGAGAAAATCTATGCCGTTATGCAGCAAACGCCAGATTGTAATCATTGGATACCTACTCGAATGCATAAGTTTGCTAAGTTTGAGCCTGTTCTTAGGGCTATGCATAGCCTACCTAATGTTACAGTCAGGGCCTCTTCTGATGCTATTGATGGCAGTATTGTAGATACTTATCTAAACTCTAGCACCATCATACCTGATCACGATACAGAGACTAGTGCGTGGGTGTGTCCTGCTTACAAACAAGGTGGAAAGTGCTTGACTTGTCGCAAGTGTTGGGATAAGATGACGCCTGTTGTTGCTTATCCGTATCACGGCAGGTCAAAGGCTAAGGTTATTAAACTTATTCAAGTAAAGGGTTGACAAACATGGATACTAATGATATGCTCTATCATATGCAAGACTTAATCCAAGAGATCGAGAATGGTGGCTGGACCACACACTCAGAGATTGACATTCGGGTTGCTTATCGTTCTCTTCGGGATGCTGTTATGAAGATTCGTTGCGATGACTTGTATGTAGAAAAGGAGACTGCATGAAGACTAATGACTTAAAGCGTGGCTCATATGTGTTACTTCGTAATGGCTGGGAGGCAGAGATTGCTGACAACATGAAGGGCAATACTCGCTTGGCTACTGTGTTCGGAGAATTTACAGAGACTGGGTCTGTGTATGCACACGATATTATTAAGGTCAAGATTGCTGACGAGTGGCATGATGTCGAGCATACTCCAGCACAGATCAAGTTGATGGACCAGCTAAAGCGTATCGGGTTTTAGATAATTAACCGAGGAGTTTTGAGCATGAATTATTTTGAATTGAGACAACTGGCTAGTCTTTACGGGCTGCCATGCCTGAATGATAGTCAAGTTAAGACGCTTGCCGCTTTTGTGCAAGCTGCTTGCGATAAGGCTATCGCTGAGAGACTGAGAGAGAAATCCGAAGAGGCTTTTGAGTATGACCCTGCCGAATGGTCTGCTTATGTTTCTGCCTCTTCGATTGCTTCAAACGCTTTTAAACCCATTTATACACCATTGGAGAAAGCATGAACGATATACATTGGGTTTTAGATAATTATCTAAGGACATAACATGACTAAGAGATGGGCTATCTTATTAGGTAACGAAAATGTCTGGCTCGTCAACGGACAACCTCAAACTTTTGCAAGCATGGAAGAGGCCGCTGCAGAACTAGAAAGATTTTTTAGGGACGAAGAAGAATTTTTCGAGCTTGGATATTTAGAAGAACCCTGCAATCCAGAAGACTATCGAATTGAGGAGGTAGTATGAAGGCATATCTTATTGATCCCTATGAGGGTAGTATAGAGGAAGTCGAATATAGCGGAGACTATGAGGACATCTATAAGCTGATTGATTGTCCAATGTTTGACTGTGTCCGAATCAATAGGAATGGTGATACTATTTATATTGATGACATGGGTTTGTATAAGGACAATCAAGAATTTTTTATGGTTGAGGGCTATCATAGTCCATTGTGTGGTAAGGCTTTGGTCCTGGGTACAGATAAAAATGGTGACAGTCAATCGCCTAAGATTAGCTTGACAAAACTAAAAAAGATGATAACATTCATCCCATCAATACTTGTTATTGCAAGGGGTTTAGTATGATTGGCTATAAATTGTTTCGTAAACGCAAGGATGGTACACTAGGCCCACTGTTTATTAATCGTAAGCAACGACTTAGTCCAGGTATTTACTATGAATTTGAAAAGCATTATACTAAGGGCTATGCTTATCGTCCTGGCTGGCACATCTGTTCAGAGATGAGCGCACCACACCTACGACAAGGTGGTGATCGTGTCTGGGCTAAGGTAAATTTCATACCGATGGCTGTGATTGAAAGACCAAAGTCTCAGGGCGGGACATGGTATCTTGGTAGCGCGATGAAGATACTGGAGGTGTATGATGAAGCAGAGGAATTTTGTAGCAAAGCACGCACAGCGTAGCGGAGCAGGTAGACATAAGCGAAAGGATAAGAAAATGGCAATCTATATTGACGATGCGGGTAGACAATTAACTCTTTTAAAGAAAAATGTTTACACCGAAGAATTATTAGGTACTATAGAATGGTTGGATGGTATTAATGCACAAATTGTAAAGATACTTGACGACAGAAGTGGAAGTGATTCTTGGGTTATAGAATATTTAGATCTTAATGAATTTAACTGGGGTGAAAAATGAGCTACATTGGACAAGAAGACTGGGTGCATATTGACGCACACAATGACGAGGTCAACGCACTAGAGGACAAAGTTGCAGAGCTTGAGCAGGTTATCAAGGATATGCAATTTGATGAGGCATATCTATGTGCTGACCTTATTGAACTGCGCTGGCGCTACTCTGACTACAAGGATATGTACGAGGAGCTTGAGGAACTTATCAAGTGGTGTGGTCCTGATACTACACGCAAAGCTATCGAGATGTTGAGTGAAAAGTTCCCTAATAAGAAAGGGTTTGATAGTTGGGAGGTAACATGGCTGCGCCCTTAATTGCTATCATCGGGCTGGTGTATTTGGTGGTGTCGGTGGACCTGCTAATCAAGGGTCATCATGGCCTGGGTATTGCTTTCCTGGGCTATGCATTGGGTAATGTTGGCCTGACTATGGAAGCGATGCGCTAATGACCTGGGTAGATGTAGGGTTATTTACTGGTATCTTATTGTTTGCATTGTTGTTGTGTATATTTGGAGACAGAGATGAAGACTAGGGTTTCAGGTGTACCATACGAGGTGGAATTACCATACGGCATGGACGAGGGCGGTGTAATTGCAGAACTAGAGCGCGAGAACTTTATGATGCGTACCAGGATGGAGCGACTAGAGAACGAACTCAAGATTGCAGAAGAACACATCTCAAAGTTAATGATTGACTTACATAATGAACGGAACAATAAGACATGAGATGCCTTAGTTGCAACACTGTGCTAACAGATTTTGAATCAACACGCAAGGGTCTTAATACTAACGAATATCTTGACTTATGTAACTCTTGCTTTTATACTATTAGGGACGATGTTTTAACGCTTGACAGGAGTGACCTTGAAGAAGAAGACGATGGATACCTTGATGATTTTGATAGCGATGAGTGCTTGGATTATGGTATTGACATGGATAGTTAACTATGCTATAATAACTATTAAGTAGATACTTAGTATTAATTATTATTATTAACTTAGAAGGAACTAAATAGTGGAAGACGACCAAGAAAGATTCATTGCTGAGACAGGATACGAAGCCCATTACTGGTTCGTTGTCTCAGACTTTGTTGATCTGTCCCTGAGACACGGGCTGGATACAGTCCTTGGCGATGCCTTGGAAGTATACAAGAAGCGCCTTTTAGATAAGGAACAGTCCTGAGTTGTGTGCTGTCCCCTATTTGTATAGTACCTAACCATAGATAACTATCTATTTGGAGTTTAAGATAATGACCAGTCCTATCTTGGAGAACCTAGCTAAGGCTAGAAGCAAGAAGACTTCAGGCTACAAGTTGAAGAACCCGATTGACCACTGGAGAAAAGACCCGACCAGTCTACGCAAGAGCATCAATGCCAAGTGCTTTGACTGTTCCTGTAACCAGATCGAAGAGATCAGAAACTGTACTGTTCGGTCCTGTCCTTTGTGGTTTGTCCGTCCCTACCAGGAGGATACAAATGGGTGAGCAGTTAAAGGCGCACCAGCCTTGTCCTGATTGTGGTAGCTCAGACGCATTGACCTACTACGACTGGGGTAGTTTATGTTTTAAGTGCGGAGAAAAGAAGTTTAATAAGAGTGATATGAAACCAACACTGACCAAGGTTCAATCGAAGATGACTAATATTCATGAGCTAACATATGGCTCAGTTGTGGAGCGAGGGCTGACTAGAGATACCTGCCTCGAGTATGGTATTGGTAGTAAAGATAATTACTACTACTTCCCATACTATAACGGTGATACCTTAGTTGCGTACAAGAAACGAAACACAGACGAGAAGCGATTCAGTATTGAAGGTGCTTGGCAGCAAGGCACTCTCTTCGGGCAGCAACTATTCAATAAGGGAGGCAAGTATGTTACGATTACTGAAGGCGAGTTTGACGCTGCGGCGGCGTATCAGATGCTTGGTTCTAAGTATCCTGTGGTTTCTGTTAGGAATGGCGCAGGCAATGCAGCACAGGATGTCAAGGCGAATTATGAGTGGCTCGACTCATTCGAGAATATCGTCATCTGTTTTGACAACGATGATGCGGGTAGAACTGCTGCTGCACAAGTTGCTGAAATCCTTGGAACTAAAGCCAAGATATTTAAGGGACGCTCAGATTTTAAAGACGCCTGTGACTTCAACTACAAAGGAGAAGTAAAGGAGTTTGTTGATCTATGGTGGAAGGCAGAGAGATTCACGCCTGATGGAATCATTGACGGTGCTGGGTTATGGGAGCTAGTAAACCAACCAGTCGAGCGTTCCAAGGTTCAGTATCCTTACTCTGGGTTGAATGATCTGACCTATGGAATCAGAGAGGGCGAGTTAGTTACAATTACTGCTGGCTCAGGATTAGGTAAGTCACAGTTTCTTAGAGAGATTGTGTTTCACATCCTGAATAACACATCTGATGAGAATATAGGACTGCTGTTTCTAGAGGAGTCAGTTAAGCGTACTGCCAAAAGCTTGATGAGTTTGGCAGCTAACAAGCCACTGCATCTACCAGACACTGAGGCAACTGTTGAGGAACTTCGTTCTGCTTTTGATTCCACTCTAGGCACAGGGCGTGTGTTCTTATTCGATCACTTTGGTTCAACTGCAATTGATAATATTATTAATAGGGTCAGGTTCATGGCTAAGGCACTTGACTGCAGGTATATCTTTCTCGACCATGTGTCTATTGTTGTGTCTGCCCAGGAGAATGGTGACGAGCGCAAGGCACTGGATGAAATCATGACCAAGCTGCGAATGATTGTGCAAGAGACAGGCATTGCTTTGTTCTGTGTCTCGCATCTGAAGCGTCCTGATGGCAAGGGACATGAGGAAGGAGCAAGTACCTCTCTGTCTGCACTACGAGGCTCAGGTTCGATTGGTCAACTGTCTGACATGGTGCTAGGTCTAGAGCGTAACGGACAGGCTGAGGACCTCAAAGAACGCCACACCACCAAGGTTCGAGTGCTGAAGAATCGCTTCAGCGGGTTGACTGGACCTGCCTGTGGTCTGTATTATGACAGGGTTACTGGACGCATGAGTGAGACAATCGTGGAGGATCTATGAACCTACGCAAAGCAGTAAAGCAGGTGCTAGAAGCGTTTGATTGGGACTGGAGTGAGCCACGGAATAAAGCATTAAGAGAAAGAATGAAAGCACTACGCCAAGCACTAGCGCAACCGGAACAAGAGCCTGTGGGGTATGTAACCATTGAGAACATTTCTAGTTGGGCACAAGTTCCCTCAATAAAGTGGTTCAAAAAACCTACTGAAGGACCACTCTACACCACACCACCAAAGCGTGAATGGGCTGGGCTGACGGATGAGGAAATTGAGGAGTGCAAAATCAACGGCGGCTTACCACACGCTATCAATTGGAGGCTCTCGGTAAAGGTTATGGAAGCCAAACTCAAGGAGAAGAATACATGACTGACCTACGCAAAGCAGCAGAGGCGGTATTAGAGGCGTGGAGTTGGGACTGGAGTGAGCCACGGAACAAAGCATTAAGAGAAAGAATGAAAGCACTACGCCAAGCACTAACTCAGCCAAAATGGGTTGGACTTAAAGATGATGACTTTAATGTAAAGCAGATTGCGGAGTTTGATGTGGCGAAGTTTGCACGATACATCGAGGCAATACTGAAGGAGAGAAACTGTGGCACATCCTGACCAAGCATTCGGTGATAAGACTTACTCGCAGTTTGGAGAAGACTTAATCCTGTTGAATGTGTTTCACAAGTTAGGGATTGAGAAGGGAAGATACTTTGATGTAGGAGCACACAATCCCTGGAACATCAGTAACACTGCGCTGCTGTATGAGCGCGGCTGGCGAGGCGTGTGCATCGAGGCTAACCCTAATCAGATTGGTGGCTTCGAGTTAGCTAGGCCAGAGGATAACATCCTGAATGTTGGTGTTGGCTGCTCAATTGGTACGATGCCTTTCTATATGATTGATGGCTACTCAGGCAGGAATACCTTTGATAAGGAGAAGGCTGAGAAGTTTGTCTCTGACTATCCCTGGTTCAAGATTCAAGAGGTTAGGGAAATCCCTGTGGTTACAATCGATAGTTTGTTTAAGAGTTTGTATGTACCTGACCTGCTGTGTATCGACATCGAAGGCTACGACTACCCAGTGCTTATGAGTATGGAAGCAAGGCCAAAGGTAATCTGTGCTGAGAATGAGGGACAGATACAAGACTTTGATGACTTGCTAAAAGGCATGGGATATGATAAAATATTTAATACCGTAGCAAATGGAATCTACATTCATGCGACTAGCACTTGACATTGAAACGAACACAGCCCATGACAAGATATGGGTTTGTTGTACCTATGACATTGACACCAAAGAAGTAAGGACATGGACAAGCGCACAAGACTTCAATCAATTCATTCAGAAAGCAAAGTTACTGATAGCACACAACGGGATATGCTTCGACTTTCCAGTGCTGAACAGAGTCTGGAAGACTACGATCAAGTTGAACCAAGTGCAGGATACACTGGTTATGTCAAGACTGTCAAACCCAAGCAGAGATGGGGGACACAGCCTAGCAAAACTCGCAAAGCTAGTAGGCCGAACCAAGAAGGAGTTCGAAGATTTCGAGGGCGGCCTGAGCGATGATATGATTTACTACTGCCAGGAAGATGTACGAATCTGTGGTGATTTGTATCTCTACCTGCAGCAGGAACTAAAAGGTTTCTCTGAACAGTCGATTGAGTTAGAGCACAAGGTTCAAGCTATCATTGCTAGGCAGGAGCGCCACGGCTTTAAACTAGATACTGTGAAAGCTCAGTGCTTGCTTGG